GTATGGGACAAAAAAGATAAGGTTAGATTTAGAAGACACTTTGCGAAGTTTAATAATAAAGGTAAAATAATGTGTTATCCAGTAGGAAACACGAGTTTTTCCTGCCCTGAAGAAGATGACGTAGTAACTTGGGACAACTATGAAGTTTGCAAGGAGGCAGATGATGAGACTAAAGATAAATAGACAAAGGCTTGAGTTTTTATTAGAGTTCTTGATAATTCTTTGTGGAGCTTTGGTTTTTACAGCGATAACGGCTGGCATAATAGCGGTAGGAATAGAGTATCCAATATTTGTTATCTCTGGACTCATTGTTCTTGCCATCTCTTTTATGGTATTCTATATATGGGAGATAAACGATGATAAATAGCAATAATATGTGGCTATTAACCGTAGTGTTTATAGTCTTAAAGTTGACCGAAAATATAGATTGGAGTTGGTGGATAGTATTATCTCCTATATTGGGTTATTTATTGATAACGACAGTAGTTATGACAATAAAAACAATAATACAGGAGTACAAAGAAGAAAATAGGAGACAAAATGAGAGATAAAGGAAGTATATTATTAGCAATGGCATCGGTTATGGCAATGACTGATCCTAGAGGATTGTATGGGGGAAGCCCTATTCTTAGTAAATTTTCTACACCAAAGAAAACTTGGAGAGACACACAAAGTGCAGAAGATAAAGAAGCTAGATTGAAAAAAGCTCAAGAGAAACGAGACAGGAAAATGAAAAAGAAGTTAGCAAGAGCTGGCTTCTGATTGTAATAAATGTTTAAGGTTGCTACAAAGGACAAAATGTCTGACCAAGACCCAGACTAGAATATTGAGCCTCTTAGAGGGCAGGTATTTGAAAAGAACTAATTAGAAAAGGTATATATCTACACCTTAGAGTCTGAGACTCTATTAAGTAGAGACAAGGATTGTCTTACCCTTGGCTTGTAGCAATCTTAAGCATTTTAGAAAGGAGATAAAATGACATTAGAGGAGTATGAATTAGATCTTACAATATCGGAAACGAATAAGATTATAAAGGATAGGATAATGAAAGAGGACAAAAAAATAAACATAGGGTTATTATGTGAATCATTTGGAACAAAAGTATTTCGTGTAGCAAAGAAACAACTACTAAAAGAAATAGTAAAGGGAGAAGAATTAAGAGAAGTGCCTAGACAAACCCGTAGATATGGGGAAAACTATGCCTTTCTTGTAGAAATAGGAAGAGACGACGACTATGCAATAATCTCAATGCTTGAAGATACATACACACTGTTAATGGAGGAAAAACAAAAATGAAGAAAGAATTTATAATTTTTATGATGATGGCTACGACTATAATTGTAGTAATAGCAACAGGAATATACAAGGGCAATATAACCTTTGGGAAAATTAAACCAACTAAACCTATCTATAAAACTGAATGTAGGCAAGGAGTTTTATATTATGTAGAGAGCAGCTATAATAGACAAAGTCTAGCTTTGCACTACACTAAAGGAGAGAGCAAACCAACACAATGTAAGGAGCTAAAATGACAAATATAGAATTACTTAATCCTCCTTTTGAGACTTTTAATTCCGAGGATTTTATTCCTGCAAACAATAATGTTCGTATGATATATTCCTTGATGGACAGGTGTCGTTCTTTAAAACAAGCAATGCAAGGAAGCAAGAGTGTCAAAATAATAAAAGCAAGAGATGATCTTGATAAAGAAATCGAATCTTTAGAGAATATACTTCTTGAGATGAGTTCATTTTTTATTTTGGGCACAAAAGGGGAAATGGGGAGATATATTAAGATTGCTTTGAGATTGACAGAGAATGAATATCGAAATCATAATGAAAGAATTCGAGCAAAACTTCGTAATATAAGGTTTTTACATGAGTTGAATTTAGATTTTAATTCTTTCTCCCTCATTGATAAAGAGAGTAGAGAATGATAGAAAAACGAAATATAAAGGACTTAGCAAAAGAGGAGTTAGACCGAGTGGGAGCCCTTGATGTTAATAGGAACAAGTATGCAGGATATTTTGTTCAAACATTAGATAAGGATGTTCCTTTTGAAATGAGTTTTGCTATTGCAAATTTCACGATGTGTTCTTATGTTGGACATTTTCATTATAAAATAAAGATTACTGAGGACAATCTTGTTCCTATGAATATGATAGCCTTTATTCTTGCAAAATCTGGAGCAAAAAAAACATCATCTGTTTTGAAAATGGAGAATCTTTTAGCTCCAGGGCTTGACCTGATAATGAGATACAGGAAGGATAGAGAGGAATCATTGGCTAGAGAGAATGACTGTGCCGCAAGGGCTCTTATGCCTTTGTCGAATGCTTTAAGTACAGTTCCTGGATTATTACAAAACCTTAACAATTTTAAGGACGAGGGTATAGGATTACCCAATTTAATAGTTGACGAAGTAGCAACAGCTATATCTACAAATATAGACTTTATACCTAATGTGGAAGTTGTAGCACAATTATTTGACGATGGAGATTGTAAAGTTAAAGTCATAAAGGATACAGAGGCTCAGTCTCAAGAAGTAAAAGGGATGGGAATGACTGCCTTGTTCATAGGTTCTGAGCGAGGAATCTTAGATGATAGTGTAATACTTCGTAAGTTTGAACTAGAGTTTATATCTAAGCTTGGAAGGAGATGCTTTTTTATATATCCTGATTTTGAAGAAGGAGGAAGAGCACTCTATCAAAGCATTGATGATTTTCTGGAGCTGGAGCACGATGATGATGTTGTTAGGAAATCATTTGGTGATAAAATAAAACAGAAAAGTGCGATGATAGCAGGTAAGTTATTACGACGAGACTCAAATCTTTTAAATATAAGCAAGGAAGCTGAAAGACTTTGGAAAGTATATCGTGCTTATTGCAAGGCTAGAGCTGTGGATATAGATGAGGAAGAGGAGGTTGCCAAGTTGGAGCAAGAGCATAGACATTGGAAAATGTTTAAACTTGCTGGTGCTTATGCTGTGTGGGATAATAGAGACGAACTATTAGTCCAAGATGTCAAGGAAGCAATATATGCGGCGGAGAATACTGCTAATGACTTAACTAAGTTCTTACTTAAAGCTAAGCGAGAGATTTATGAAATGCTTATTGATTTCTTTATGAAAAAGAAAGTTACGGAACTGAGTGTTCACGAAATGGTAAAAAAAGGATGGATTAAAAATCATAATCAAATAGCTAATATATTGGTAAATGCAAATTCTAAACTGAACGGTAAAGGCACGATAGAACAAATAGGTTCTAATGTTGTATATAAGGCATTTGTCTTTCTTACAGAGGATTCTCCTATGTATGCTTGTTATAAGGTGTTGCCTCCGATGAATTTGGAAGTTCATATGAAAAATGGTTCAACGAAAGAAGAGGCGAAAAAGATAGAAAAAGAGAAAAGAGCTTATCACATCAATCAAGGGTATATGTATAAGGAAACTACTTGGGATAAATTGGCTAATTTATTGAGGAAAGATACAGCATATACTCCGTTTAAGTTTAAAGATGGACGAAGAGGCAAAGACAATATTGCTAGTCCTGCTAGATTTATAGTCTTGGATATAGACGATACCGAGGATAGTATCGATGATGCTGCGAATATGCTAGGAGATTATAGGTTTCATATGGCGAGAACTTCTAATGATGAAAATCCTTATAAATATAGGATAATAATACCTATGGATATAGAAGTTGATCTTGATGCTGTTAGATGGAAGAAGTTTTATGAACTGGTTGGATTGCATCTTGGTTTAAACATAGATATCTTACCTCAATCTCAAATCTTCTATGGATTTGATGGTCGTGATGTAATATCAAATAACGAGGGTGAGTTGCTGGAAGCTTCTAAACTAGTCCCAGAAATAAGAATAGAACATAGAGTTGTTCAGCTCGTGTCTGAGGACAAGAGAAATGCCTTATGGGAAGACAGAGAAAGAGAATGGCACTATGCTTATACAGCGAAAGCTGGAACTGGCTATCATATGGCATTATTTAAGGCAATGAGGCATGCTTATGATTTAGGGTTTAGTTATGATTCAATCCAAGAATTGATAGACGATATAGTTGAAACGAATCCTAGCAAAGGACTTAGAGATAACTTTAGAAAATCTCTTACATCTCAAATGAAGGAGCTTTATGGTATAGACGATGACAGATATTGAAGACAAGTATAAGAAATGAGGAGTATATATGAGAAAATTTATAGGATTATTGCTATTAGTAGTAATCGCTTATGGAGAATATAATCTTGATGATTTAAGTGAATCACAAGCTAAAGTATTTAGAAAAACTTTTAATTATGGAAGTAATTATAAAGAGAGTGTGTTAATGTCTGCTATCGCTTGGCAGGAGTCAAGCTTCGGACTTAACTTAGTGAGTAATAGAGAATGTTTTGGAGTTTTTCAAAATGCTCCTAAATATATCTGTATAGGTATGAAGCAGAATAATGCAAAATGTAGGGAAATTATTGGTAATAAGCTACTTTCTAATTTTGACTATTCTTATAAAGAGAGTCGAAAGAATTTGCTTTGGTGGAATAAGTATTATAGAAAAAAAGGACTAAGTAAGAGGAATCTCTTACGAATGTCTTTGGCTTCATATAATGCTGGATTTAATGCTAAATATTTTATGGGACAGGAATATGCGAGAGAAGTGATACATAAGATAAAAATGATAGAGTCTTATTTAAGAAAGAAGGAGAAAAAATGGTATTAAGTATTGTAGGAAGGTTAGGAAGTTATTGTAGCACATTAAGGAGCGTTGAGCATTCTAATGGCTATACCACATTCACATTTGTTTGTGGTATTAGAAAAAAGATGTACGATGACGATGGAAGTGCTTATGACATGATTTCCAAGTTGCAATCGAAAGGAGCGAGGGGGTATACCCTTATAGCTAAAGGAGTGAATAGTGACGTACAATATTGCCATTGATGCAGATAGTATTTTATACAAATCCTGTTATAGGAATATGAACGAAGCAAAAACCGAGACAGACCTAGAGAGGTCTTACTTAGAATTTTGTGGGGAGATTGCAAAGATTTCTAGTGCTTTATTTTCTACTACTTGTAAAGAGTGTGAAGCTGTAACTAAAGGGATAATACCTTATGAGAAAGGGGATATTGTTATTCCTTTGATTGTATTGAGTCCTTCTTTTAGTTTTCGTAACCGAATCTCTCCTGCGGGAGTAACATTCAGAACTGACAGAAATGGAAATGAGAAAGATATTGGGTATAAAGCAAATAGAAAGAAAGATGCATGGTCTATTCCTGGAGTTAAAGACTTAAAGAAAATGATATACAATAGATTGAAAGATACTGGTATTTTATATTTGCGGAATATAGAGAATAAAGAGGATGGAGCTGAAGCGGATGATGTAGTTAATTATCTTGCTAGAACAAAGAAATATTTTGTAGCAGCTATAGACAAAGATGTTATCAATGCTAATCCTACTTACTGTTATGATTATAATAACTTTAAATGGGAGTTGCCTAGAAGACAACATCAAATAGAGCAATGGTTTTTATACCAAACTCTAATGGGAGACGCTACAGACAATATTGCTGGAGCGAAAGGAATAGGAGCAAAGACTGCTCAAAGCATTATTTACGGAGAGTTAGACGGCAAGGGTACATATTATGACCTTTTGCCTTATTTTGAAAATGAGACTGATCTTTTGGTGAATCATCAGCTGGTTCGTATGGATATGTACAATGGAGAAACCGTCGTACCGTGGAATCCAGCGATGGCTGGGGTATCACCTGGACAGTCTATTAATAAAGAAGGAGATATATGATAGACAAGAGAGAAGAGCTAGGAACTTATACAATAAAGAGACTGGAACATAATATTAATATGGCTTGGATGCTTCCAGATGAAGTTATAGAGAATATGCACATATTAGATATAGTAAGTCTCAAGAAAGGACTAAGAGGTATTCGAAAAGCTTTAGCGAGGATAAAGGAAATGAAGAAGACAAAAGCTGTACAGAAGGAGGAGACTAAAAATGGAGGAACAAATTAAGCACACTCCTATTTTGATAATAGGGGAGAGTGGGACGGGAAAATCAACAACTATGAGTTCTTTTGTTCCTGAAAGAACTATCGTTTTAAATACTGAGGATAAAACTTTGCCTTTTAGTAACGGAGATCAATTTAAGAACAAGTATATTGTTTCTTATAAGCTGTTGATAAAGACACTTGATGCTCTAATTGCTGACGGTAGCAAAGAGAATCCTAAGTATGATGTAGTTGCAATAGATAGCTTTACTGCTATCACAGAGATTGTGGAGAGATATGCGGACTATGCCTATCAAGGATATGAGCAGTGGAAAAAGTACAACGAGATGTTGGTTACTATCATTAGAAAAGTAAAAGCATTACCTCAACAGGTGGTTGTTTTTTCTATTCCTGAACAGAAAGATATTGGGTTTGGAGAGTGTAAGTCTTATGCGAGGGTTAGTGGTCAAAAGCTGAAGTTTGGGTTTTTGGAAAAAGAATTCACTATTGTTTTGTTCACGAGACCTGTGTATAATGATGAAACAGGATATATGGAGGATGTAGAGCTTGTGTATAGAGCGAATAAGTTTAATACAGCTAAGAGTCCTACTGGAATGTTTAGTGGAGAACTGACAAACGATGGAAAGGAATTGCTTGAGAAAGTAAAGAAATTCCATGGAAGATGATGAGCTTAAGAAATTAAAAACCCAGCTGACATTTGCCCTCAAGAAACACTATCAAGGTGATATTGAGAAGGTCAAGGAGTTTGGTAGGAAATTAAGAGTGCTTGGCTTTGATTTGAGTAATGTTGAAACTATGAGAATGATAATGGGTAGAGGCGAAGCCTTAATTACCTTATTAGCGATAGACTCCTTTGGAGTTTTACCAAAGGTAATAGATTCAATAGAGTACTTGCGAGGAGACATATCTAGAGATAAGTATCCGCAATATTTCGAGGCAGAAAATTTTTTGCCTGTGATGACAGACAATATAGTATAGGAGAAATATGGAAGAAGAAATAGGGGAATCAGTAAATGATTCTAGTGTAGAAAAAAAAGATCATATAGCATTGTTGAAAGAAAGATTCACGAAGATGAATATGTACAATGTGCTTAAGGATTTGGTTGATGAAAAAACTGAGGTTGATTATACTTTGCAAGATATTGTAGAGTTAGTTAAACCTCAGAAGGGTGGCTCTTTGATGTATCCTCCTAAAGAGATAGACGGAGTGACATATTACTGGTGTAGATTCAAGCAAGAATATACAGAAGAATCAAAGATGGATATTTTTGATGGAAAATGCAAAGGCACAAGCAAACTTGCTCGTGAAGTAGCATATAGAATCAACAAAGAAGTTAAGGAACTTAAAGCTAAGGCTTTGGAATACTTTACTAATGGAGATTTAGAGAATGGTGCAAAGATAAATGCGGAAGCTGATAACTTGGCTAAAACGATTGAAGATCCAGCAACATTTACAGATGAAGCAATGGCTGTTTCTAGATTTCACCCAGATTTTGGGAAAAAGAAAAAAGAAGTAGTTGAGAAAGATACGGGGCTTTTAGCTCCAGATGAGGTTCCGGCAGCGGATCCAATAATATAAGGAAAGAATATGAGTTTTAATTTTAAAAAAGACGAAAAAGCGGCAATGAGTGCTGGAATTGGTGGAATGACCACTGGTGTATATAAGGTAAAAGTAGATGCAGTAGTGCTAAGCGCAGATAAGGGTGGAAATCCTCGTGCTGACTTCTACTTTACGGATGACAACGACAAGAGAGCAATGGTCTTTGGAATGATGATTAATGAAAAATGGGCTAATGGCTCTGACAATCTTGATTATAAGAAATGGCAAGAGTTCGCTGGAGTTTGTGGTATGGGAACTGGAGCTACTCAAGTAGTAAAAGTACAAGTTAGTAAAACGAAAGTTGAAGACAAAGAAGTTTTTGTTGAGTGTATTGACAAGAAACTGCATATAGCTTTGCAAGAAGTATTTGATGTCTATAAAGGCGAAATTACAAATAAAAAGAATATCTATAGAACATTCTTTGAAAATGGTAAGACTTTGGCAGAAGAAGCTACGAATAGTCCTGCAAAAACAATTGAGGCTATTAAGAAATCGATCAAACCTTATGAGACACCTGCTTATAAGAAGTTCCAGAAGGAAGGAGCTGATTGTGACAGTGTTGATGACGGGCCTGATAGTGAACCTGTAGCTGCGGACGAGGATGTATTATAATGAATGAACTTTCTGAATTAGATACTGAAATTTGTGAAGCAGCAGTAGCAAGGGGTGAAGCATTAGATAGACTTAGAGACAATAGCGATTTTAAAGCATTGATTTTAGGTAATTATCTTGATGCTTTTGGAGCAAGAATTGTCAATGATTTTTCAAGATTAGATGATACCGAGAGACAGAGAGCAATGCAGAAGCTTATTGCTAGAAGTATGCTGATTGCTTGGATGGACGATATTACTGCAGACAGAAGAGACGCAGCAGAAGCTCTTTCGGCTGCTTCTGAAGATGAAGATGAAGAAGAATAAGTTTACATTTACTTATGGCAGAAAACCTAGAGGAAGTAAGACTAGTAAGAAAGAGATATTCTCTGGAATTCCTGTCTTTCTACACTCTAGCAAAAGTGTAGTAGGAGGGTATGGAGCAATACATTGTTATCACAATGTGTTTCCTTATCCTCTTATGTTTTGTGTCTCGAAGGGGTCTTATTGGGCTTCTCGAGATGCCATAGAGCAATTCATCGAAAGTAATTTACCAATGGTGAAAGAAGTATTGTCTAGCTATGATAAGAATTCTTGTTTTTCTATAGCGAACTATAATGAAGTTCAATTGGAAAAAAAGAGAGCAGAGAAAAAGAATAGAGCAATAGAGAAAAATAGTAGATAAATAAATAAGAGGGAGAAAAATGAGAAAAATAGTGGAGATTCTTAAAGGAAAGAATCAAAGTTTTAATATGTATGCTTTTTTACTTAAGGACTATATGAGTTCTTTTAGTTTACAAGGTTATGAAGATAGGTATTGCAGAATTGCGTCCGAAAAGCGAGTAGAAGCTGAGGAGACTTTCAGCAAAGATCCTGTAACTGTTCATGGACAGAGAGTTTCAATAGACCAAAGTAATCAAAGAATAATAATGTCTTTAACTAATAAAGCAATATATGCAATAGCTGCTATAGAAAAGTTAGGATATAACTCTGAGAAATATATCAATGATACTTTAGATTTAAGAAAGCAAGGAAAAACGACAGCTCCAATAATAGATGGGTATAGGTACGAGCAATGAATATAGATAAAGAGAGTTCTTTTTTAGGGAACATAAAAGCATTGAGAGCTCAAGTAGATGAAATTGATACTACTTGGAAATGTAATTGGAAAAACTTTAAGCAAGAGAAATATTATCTTGTATATAATCATGTGATAGATATGTGTATGATCGACTCTACACAAAGAGTACAAAGAGTGGGAGCCTTATATATGTCAAAGGTTGCAGCTCGTAGAATTTGCAAGAGTATTAACAAGAAGATTAAGAAAAATAAAATGGAGAGAGAAAATGAGTAGAGAGATAAAAATAGGGACATTTGTTCCTCAGTATAAAGGGAAAGACCTATCTAAGGTCGTAGAGTCTAAGTTGTTAAAAGATGATAAGTGGTTTATAGACCATAAATATGACGGTGTATATTTGCAGATTCATAAGCTAGGGAATGAAATTAAAACTTTTACTAGTTCAGGACTACAAGTTAGTATAAAAGAGATAAACGAGGACATACTACAATATGGTAACGACTTTATTATAGAAGCGGAATATAATAACGGAGGAGAGAACGGCAAAATGCTTAACGATAGAAGAACAAGTTCTTTGTCTGGTGCAATAGCTGATTATCGAAAAGGACATCTAACAAGAAGTCCGAAATGTACTATCAAAATCTTTGATATTATTTTCTTTATGGTTGGTAGAAGCGAGCATATAAATATAAGAAAGACTACCTATGCTAGTAGAAGATGGTTTTTGAAAAGTTTGTTCACTTCTGGTATGGTTATAATGCCAGTTATGAGTTATGGAATGGGGACTATAGAAGATGGAAAAAAGAAGGCGGAGCAAGTCTGTGCCGAAGGTGGAGAAGGAGTGTTCTTGTTTCATTCAAGCCATATAGGCGAACTCAAAGGCAGAAGCAATCTCGCGATAAAGATAAAAGATATCAAAAGAAAAGTCCTCAAAATAGTAGGAGGAGTTGAAAGTCCTACGACTAAAGGAATATGGGGAACTTTAGTCCTTCAAGATAGTGATGATAGAAGACAAGCGTTTGGAGGTTTGTCAGATGAAATAAAGCATATGTATCCAAATATTCCAGATGGTAATGCGGTTATTAGATATGAAAGCTTTACAAAAGGTAAATATATACAAGGATTTATAGATGAAATCAGAAACTAGGAAAGATATTGTTAGATGGTTAAAAAAAACACTGAGAAGTTCAAGTTCTAGAGTTATAGACTTAACAAGTCTTTATTGTCCTGATATTGAGGTTACAATGCATCTTGATGTTTCTAGTGACAATATTCCTAGACCAATACAGAGAATTCTATATGAAAAGCTTAGGGAAAATACAAAGGGGAGAAAAGAATGAGAGTCAAATTAACAAGAGCGACAGACTTAGAAGTTTGCAGTGATGCTATACGACAATGTCATGTAACTCGAGATAAGAAAGATAGAGACTGGGATACTCCAAAAAAAGTGTGCCCAGGAAGAGAGGACAGAGATTTAATAGAGAGAATCGGAGTGAAGCTTAAGCATAGCTCTACACTGGAGCATTTGGTTTATACTTTTGATATACATGGAATTTCCAGAGCTTGTTTGCAGGAACTTGTGAGACATAGAATTTCTAGTTTTACTGTGAAATCAACAAGATATACTTTAGGAGAGTTAAAGAAGGAACCAAGTTTTCTTGGGGTTTATCAAGGAAAACATTACTATGATAGAGCTGGTAAATATATAGTTTATACGAGTAATGGGGATGTTAATGAGTCGTCTCTTTATGCTTTGGAAAAAGTAAGGAGACTAAAAGTTGCAGGAACTAGTAATGATCAACTTAAATATTGTTTACCTGAATGCTATAAGACAAGTCTTACTTGGACGGTGAATGCTAGATCTTTAAACAATTTTCTGGAACTAAGGCTTGGAAAAGATGCCTTATGGGAAATACAGCAATTAGGTGTGAAAATATTTGAAGCTCTTCCTGAGTCTCATCAATTTTTATTTCAGTATGCTGATGAATTAGATAGAATATCTCAAGAAGATTTTCTAGGTCAACAATAATGTGTAAATCTGAAGGGTTGCCTAGACAGGAGAAAGGAGAGATATGGATGTAGAAGCGGAACACAAAAAGCTAGAAGCAATAGCAACAACAAAGGCTAATGAGCTTGAAGCTTTTAGGAAACAATTTAATATAGAAGACAAAGAGAAGTTTAGTAAAGCGGTTTTATTTTGTGAAAAAATATTAGATGGAACTAAACAGTCGCAAGCTTATGCCGAAGCTTTTGGAGTTACGATAGAAAAGGCGAGGACTGTTGCTTCTCAATTTCATAGAGGAAAATGGATTCAAGAGCTTTTGCTCTTTATGAAACCAGATGAGAGAACCTTGTACTTTGGACAAAGAAAGAGGATTATAGAAGTAGGACTACAAATAATAGATGATAGAGGGGCTAGTCGTAGGGACAAAATAGAAGCGATGAAAGCTTTACAGCCATATATCAAACAGGATAAAATAGAAGAAGATGAGAAACTAATAGTAACTAATCTTGGAGAAAGTATTTCTGATACTATCGATAAGAAGTTAGAGCTTATAGCTTCTCAAGGGAAGATGTTGGATGCTGACAATAATATTATTGATGTAACTTATATTGAATAATAGCATTGGGGAGTATGTTCTTAGACCAGATTATAGGGAGCCCTACAAGCCTTTAAAATGGTCTTTAAAATTCTTTTCGTGGGTGAATGCTCATATTAAGAAGGAACAAAATGTTACACCTAGAATGCATTATCAGATGTATGATGAGCTGATAGGAGTTCCAGATATCAATGTGCAAGCACTTGTACATCGAGGTGGAGCTAAGTCTACAGTTCTTACAACTTATTTACCTATATATATAGCTGTGAATGGAACTATGGACAACTTTGGTCCAGTTCATAACTTAGTTATTTTTTCAGCAACGGTTGAGCAAGCAGTTGACCAACTGAAAGCTGTAAGAGATATATGGGAGAACAATGAGATAATTCAGGAGTATTTGCACTTAGCGAAAACTAAGGCAGGCAAGGTTGTTGCTGACAAAGTTGATTATGTAGCCTGGACGAATAGACAGGGACATACTATACATATACAGGCAAAGGGAGCTGGTCAATCTATGAGAGGGACAAGGAAGAATGGTACTCGTCCTCAAGTATGTATCTTTGATGATATTCTACCTGACGCGATACTTACCTCTGAATTAGAAAGAAAGAAGCTTAAGACCTGGTTTTATTCTACAGTAGCTCAAGCTGTGGACATTACTCACTTTAAAAAGATAGTAGTTGGAACACCTATGACAAACGACGATTTGTTAATGCTGATGGCAAGAGGTTCGTCTTATAAGACAATAATGTTTCCAGTTGCTAACGAATTTCCTGTTCCAGTAGAAGAGATGATAACAAGTTGGAAAGACAGATTTACTCCAGAGAGAGTGATGAAAGCTTTTACCGAGGCTAAAGAATCTCATGCGGAAGATGACTTTTATAGGGAGATGATGTTGGAAGTTGTAAATGAAGAGATGAGAATATTTAAGAACACTTATTACAGAGAGTTTGATTATAATTCTATGAAGAAGCATTTCCATACTATGAATTTTTTTACGACTATGGATTTAGCCGTATCGAAGAAAGAAAGTGGAGATTATGTGTTTGTTATGACAATAGGAGTGAATGCTGAAGGGCATTGGTTTCTAGTCAAAATAGACGGAGGACGATTTGATCCAACGGAGACTATAGATATATTGTTTGACCACGTTAAGGCGTTTCAACCAATAGAGGTTAGGGCAGAGAAGGCTGCTCTACAACAAGTCCTGGATCATTTCATAGAGCTCAAGATGAGGGAGACTAATACTTTTTTTTATTATACTGGGCTAGAGAATAACTCAATGATGTCTAAGAACTTTAGAATTAATGGATTGAGACCTCTTATGAAGAGGGGGAGAATACATTTTGTAAGGGATAGGGACGAAACGAGCATGGCAGAGCTGTATTATGAGATGAGAGGCTATACAAAAATCGGAGGAACAACGGCGCATGATGATGCGATAGATTGTTTAGCCAATTTTTTAGACCCTGGTTTTGTAGTTGCTCCAGCGGAAAGCTCGGGAACTGAAGTGGCATCAATGAGCGATGAAGATATGGAAGGAGATAGTTTAGATGATTACTATGATTAATACGAAATGAACTTTGAATCTTTAAAACTTAGGATTCGTGGTTTTTCCAATAATAGGTCTTCTGTTTTTGGAGATGACGAGATATTACTTGAAAAAGCTAATATCTCTTTGATGCAAGTTTGTAGGGATTCAATTCCTTTAAATTTGCTTGTGAAGTACGGAGTGCTTGAAGACGAAAATAAAAAAGAATATAAATTGCTAAGAGAGATTGACGGAGAATATTACTTGAGATATCCAAGAGCTATAAATGCTACTGATGATATTGAATTAAGTGACAATCTTATGGATCCTCTTGCGTTGCATATTCTATCTGGAATTGAAGTCAGCAGAGCACCCGTTTATATGAAGATGTATTGGAGTATTCTCGAGAGATACGAGAACGATTTGATTAACGGAGAAATAAGGAGAGAAAATGCCATTAGGAGATCTTAATGACCAAAACGGAGGCGATGAAGGAGTTAATGTTGTAAATGCTACTCCTCAAGAGCTATTTGATATATTTAATAGTATAAAAACTGATATAGACATAGCGAAAGCTGAAGTAGATAGAGACAGAGATATAGTCACTACTGCTCTCGGATCGTTTTTACTTAAACAAAAAGATTTAGAATTGAAGATGACTGAAGTATTAGCCAATAGGGCAAACTTACAAGAAGCTATAGAGAAAGTAACTTTGGGAAAGCTTGCTGCAGAAAAGCTGTTTAGAGATGCTAATTTGTTGCTAGATGTTGATAAGCGTGATATTAAGAACAATTTGTCCTTGATGAATCAGAGTTTAGACACAATGAGACTAGCGGTTGCTGAAGCTAAGCTAGCGAAAGAGTATGCGATAAGCGAAAGCGAGGTGACACCTGGTGTTTCTAGTGCTAGGACTTATGCAGAGAATGCAGCACAAACTTTTACAAAGATAGATAATAAACTTACTATTTTTGAAGGACTAACTACAGAGGTGAGCGCTTACATTGAAACATTACTAGTAACTGATCTAGAGATAGAGTTGCTGAGACAGGAAGAGCAAATTCTTAGTCCTTGGGATTCTGGAAGTCCAGATGACAAAATAATAGCATTATTAAGAACGATAAGAACTGATTTAGTTCCTAAGTTTTTGTATATAACTTCTGAAATAGAGAAGTGGTATGATTTAGCGGCTAAAGCCGCAGAAGAGGCAAAGCAAGAAGCGGAGAGAGCCAAAGGCGAAGCGGATGTTGCTGAAGCTCAAGCTGATAGAGCTGAAGCTGAGGCTGACAAGTCAGAAGCTTCGGCTAAGGAAAGTGCAAACTCAGCTACTGCAAGTGCTACCTCTGCGGAAGAGAGTAAAGCTAGCGCTATAGAGAGCGAGGCATCAGCAGAGACAAGTGGGGCAAGTGCTATTGTAAGTGCAGCGGAAGCCGTTAAGAGCGAGGAAAGTGCCGTGACAAGTGCAGCGGAAGCTGTTAAGAGTGAGGAGAGTGCTGTAGAAAGCGAAAAGTCTGCCGTCAAAAGCGAGGCTGAAGCGGTGAAAAGTGCAGAGTCAGCTGCAGAGAGTGCAGCGAGTGTCCTTTCTTGCTCTAGCTATTCGACTGAAGCTGAGAAAGATCTATGGAGGGCTCAAGCTTTTAAGTTGACCGCTGATAGTATAGCGAATGCTCCTAAGGACTCTCGAGTTACTTTATTCATCTCTAACGATGTATATGTAAATGATGACTTTAGAAGTGCTAGGCACTATGCGGAGACTAATCTTGAAGTATTAAACTTTACGGTTCAGGAGGTTTTGAACTCTCCTGAATTTAAATCCTTAATGAAGTCAAAAGTTGATAAGATACAGTATCTCGAAAAAGAGCTAGCAGCAATGCTAGATGATTATAAAACCGCTCCGACCGAAGCAAAAGCTCTTGCTATTGTGAATGCAGGAACTGCTAATATAGTGAGTCTGAAAGATTTATTCTTTGGTATGAGGGCATTTAACCAAGACATAAGTGGTTGGAATGTATCAAATGTGACAAATATGGGCTATATGTTTTACGATGCAAAAGCATTTAACCAAGACATAGGTGACTGGGATGTATCAAATGTGACAAATATGAGCAGAATGTTTTACGATGCAGAAGCATTTAACCAAGATATAAGCAAATGGGATGTGTCAAATATGACAAATATGGTTAGTATGTTTGGTGGCGCAAGGGCATTTAACGGCGACATAGGCAACTGGAATGTATCAAATGTGACAAATATGGGCTATATATTTTACTATGCAAAAGCATTTAACCAAGACATAGGCAGTTGGGATACTTCAAGTGTGACAAACATGTACAGTATGTTTGATGGAGCGAGTATATTTAATCAAGACATAAGCAATTGGGATGTATCAAATGTAACAAGTATGTCGAATATGTTCCGGGGTGCCACCGCCTTTGACCAAGACCTAGAAAGTTGGAATGTGTCACCTGATGTAAATACGGAAGATATGTTTAAGGACTCTGGGATGACGACTCTTCCTAGTTGGTACACAGAATGACGAAGCAATATGATGTAGGCATAGACACATTCGAGAGAATGTTGGAGTCGATGGACAGGAAAGAGCTTTTGGCTGCTATTAAATTTAATATTGACAAATACAATATCCGAAAAAAA